ACGGCGGCGTGCTGTAGTCTTTGATGTGCTTGTAGGCTTAACAGGATCAACGGCAACATTCAATCGCCATTCCAACTGACTGATTTCCTTGTTCATTGCTTCCAAAACTGAGCTTGTCAAGGGCGGGTCGAAGATTACTCGCACCTTCAGCGTAACATAGGTCTTCACCATATTCAGGATGCGGTCATTGTCACTATAGCTACTCCAACTCTGTGTTTCGTCTGTTACAACAAACCCATTTTCCGGACCTACACCCAACTGATTTAAGATTGAGAAGCAAGCATTGATATGAACAAGAAGATCAGTATCGAAATGATCTGCATACGGATCTCCGCAGACCAACTTCCGAATTGTCATAAGAATACTGTCCTGCATGATGTCCTCCTTCACTGAGATTTCTTCCACGGACAAGTATCATTTGGTTTTCTTTCCGGTGGAAGATCCACCAGCAGTGATGCGTCGCCATAGTGAATTGCCTTGTGCGTTCTGTCACGAACACAGACTACATTCTCCATTGCAAAGACGCATGGATCGCGGTTCAAGATGTCATCATAGGTGATTGGATTCAAATGATGTATGGTAATCGGCTCAAAGATCTCATAGCCTTCACAAGCCAGATCGCGTCCACAATCGCGGATGATGACTCGGTTGCGAAATTGCTTCCATTCGGGCGAAT